TCACATCTGTAGTTTTACCTGCCTCAAATGCTGAACCCTCGTGTACCATAACGGTTGAGTTCGTACTCATTGACCTTACTCCTGTACCACAAGCTAACAATACCGAAGCGGCACTCATACAAGTTCCAATACAATGTGTGTTTACTTTAACTGGTAAACTTCTTATGAAATCAACCAACCCCAACATTGCATAAACATCACCACCATATGAAGTAATATTCATATTGATAGATTTTTCTGGATTACATCTTAATAAATAATCTAACTTGATTTGTACTGAATATACACTATCAATTTCAAACTCGTGGTTCATCCAAGTAGTATTGGTATCTGAATTAACACCCCACTCTATTTCTTTCATATAAAATGATTGTTCTTTTTTATAGTCCATAATATCTATTTGTTTTTCCATTACTTGCTCCATATTTTTTTCAATTCCTTATCAGTTACACCATATTTCATTATGATGGATGTAACTTGTTCTTTGGTTAATATCTCTAAGTACTGTTCTACTTCTCTTGTACTACATTGAAAGTAATCCACTAAGTGTTCCATTGCCCACTTCTCAACTTTAGATTTCTTCTTTGATTTCGTGTACTTCAAGAAAGTTCTACCTCTTGGTAATACATCTATATAAAACTGATAAAGATTCTTTGGTTTTATTTCCCAATATTTTTGAATCTCATTTACAACTTGTATCCATTCTGATTTCATACTAAGAAATCTATGAACCATATAGTTGCTGAAAGTTTTCTTATCACCCTCTTCAAGTGAATCCCAATACAAAGTGTTTTGTACATTTGTTATTTGTTTTATGTGGTCGAATAATGATTTAGACATAATAACCTTTTGATATATATAAATAGTTTAAAATAAATTGAAACTGTGTGTTTATTTCCAAGTATCACCATTCATCCATGTAATTAGTGAATATCGTATTCCATTTGTAATTGGTGTTATTCTATGTGATAGAAATGCAGGAAATATAATTATACTACCTCGTGTTCTTGTAGCGGTATAATTACTTTCTCCAGTTTCATTAGTAATTCCAAATTCTAAATCTCCACCATCATAACTATTTCCATCACTCAACTGAACAATAGCAGTTAATTTTCGTGTAGAAATTTCTTTTGCTCCACTATCAGTATGCCATTTGTATCTACCACCTTGTGTATATTTTAATAACTTAACTTCTTCCATTTCTTTAATATCATAATTGTATGTGGAAACATTTGCCAATTCAAAAACCATTTTTAATTTATTAGTTAATTTTTCATCATCAAGTACAAGTTCTCTTGTATTACGAACTTCTTTATTAAGTAAATTTTTATCATAAGTTCCAGCAAGTTCTGAATCTTTTGATTCTTTACTTTCAAAATATTCAATTAACTCTATACATTGACTTTCTGATAGAAAATTATCTCTATGAATAACAAACTGAAATTTATCATTAGTAATCATTAATATCTTCCAGTCGTTGCAGTTCTTGCTATATTTATTTTATATTTATCTACATTAAGTGAATCCATATATAAATCGTTAACAACTTTATTATCAGAATAATCCCTATCAAAATTACCACTTATTTCAAATGTTTCATCCAATTCTAATTCATTCACATTTTTAATATTTAAATACTTTCTATCTTCTTCATCTACATTAATTTTAAAATCTACTTTCAAATTAAAATCTGAATTTGGTTTGGTTTCAAAATTAATATTAATAATAAACGAAGTGTCCTTTAAATTAAATACTTTAAAATTATCTGTCATACCAAATTCTAAATTAACATTCTTTTGTAAACTATATATCAACCATACAAATCCTTTAACTTCATCAATTAATGAATTTATTAAAATTTCTTTAAAAGAAGATTCTCCTGATGATGGTGTTAAAAAAGAGTTTTTAAAAATACTATCATCTGAAACATTACTGTTACTTCCATCACTTTGAAAATTATAAAATGATGTATCCATTGCCCATGATTGAGCCTTTGGCATAGTTTCATCTTGAGCCTCACCAATTGGTTTTGACATATCTTCATCTTTAACCAATCCTCTTTGATTTATTTTAAAAATATTCAAGAATAAATCTGTTAAATGTGCTCTTAAATGTCTACTAAAAATGTTATTTCTATAATCATTACTTATCCAATTTTTAAGTAAATTTTCATCCTTTGAGATATCAAAAACATCTCTTTCTGTATCAAGTGGTGTATCCACTAAGGCATCTGTACCTTTCATTAAATTAATTCTACCAGATTTTTCAACATCACATTTAAAATTATGTTTAGTATCAAACAAAAACTTTAAACTACTTATAAAATCAACAGTAGTTTCTCTTGGATATCCAGGTATCCATCCCGCATCAAATGCAATTTTATCATCTTTTGTAACTGCATCTAAATACATTTTAATAACATCAGGAGTTTGGTTCTTTTCCATTAGTGCTAAAGTTTTTGGAACTCCATTCTCTACTCCAATATTCATATAAACCAATCCAGATTTTCTTGATTCATCTAAAAACTTCTCATTCATTTTTTTATGAGTTCTAAAATAACCACCGTATCTTATTTTTGGTAATTCTCCCTTGTCAATTAAGTCATTCAATACATCAACAAATTTTTTATAATTACTTATTGAACCATTTATCAATGAATCTGTAAACCAAAAATTTTCAACTCCATATTCTTTATTTAATTTTGTTATATCTTCAATTAACTTTTCAGGACTTCTGTATCTATACAATCGAGTCTCACTACAAAAAGTACATTTAAAAGTACATCCTCTCGAACCTTGAATTGGTACTGTCAACTTTGGGCCAAAATCTGATGTTTTATCTTCTTTTCTAATTTCAGTATAACCTTTTAAAACTTCTTCACTCCAAGTTGGTGTACTTAAAGTATTCAAATTCATTATCTGTAAATTGCCAGTATAAACTGGGGTTCTACCACTACGACCTGGTAGTAATGCCGTTGCAAATGATGGTCTTAACTTATCCCACTTCCAAATTCCACTTGTATTTTCATAACTTCCAGTTTCTATTAAATCAGTTGCTAAATCTACAATGGTTTTCTCTCCTTCATTTGTACCACAACCTATGTCAATAAATTCTCTATACTTTCCTTTTCCTGGAATATCTCCATATCCTTCCTGTGTTTGGAATTTTTTAGAACTTTCAACTAACCCACCATTTTCACCATACCAACAAAATGGACCACCATACCATATATGTATATTGGGATTAATTTGTCTTAAATAACGAGCAAGATAATCTGTTGTCATGATGTTTGATGAATATGTAGTAAAACTAACTACATCATATTCCGATAATTCTTTTATTATATCAAACCAAAATTCTTGAAACAATGGAACAATTTCTTCCCAAAAAACTTGTTTTGTACTCCAGGGATTATCTTGTGTCCATTTTTTGAAATACTCTTTATGATTATTTTTTAAATACAATGAACTCATCATATTAATATCATATTGAGTTGAATTAAAACCTGCCTCCGTTAAGGCTGTATTTAAACTACCTAATGCAAATGAAGGTGTTGCTATAGACCATTGTGGACAAATACATAATGCTATTTTTAAATCTTCTTTTTTCATCACACAAAAGTATCTCCTACAGCCCAAGTAACTAAAGAATATCTATGTCCATTTGTAATTGGTTTTACTTCATGTCCATAAAATGATGGAAATATTAAAGCCCTGCCCTTTCTTGATTCAATGTGTGTACCATCGAAAAACTTAAATTCACCACCTTGATAATCCACTCCCTCATTACTTAAAAATATAATTATAGTTAACTTAACTACAGTAAAAGGATCAATGGGATGGAAATCTGAATGTGGTGTATACCAGTCCTCTCCATCATATCTATGCCCCATAAGTTTATTTTTATATATACCTGAAATATTATATTTGAAAGATGTCGTGTTGGCTATTTCAATCAAACTCCAAATTTTATCTAAATATTTTTGTTCTTCAATATCAGCAATGTTTAACTTACAAATCTCATCGTCCATCATTGGTTGTTCTTCAACAATAGAATACGAACCTACTTTTGGTTTTGCAT